AGGCACTATTTCTGAGTTAAGCAAGCTTGATGATCCTTCTACTACAGTTAGAGATACTGTTAGTATGATGGCTAGAGTTTTCCCTTCTTGGGTTGAGACTAAAGTTTATCCTACTCAATCTTTTCCTGAGTATTCAGAGAAATTTCTGGCTCGTTTCATCAATAGTCCTGCTATTCAATCAACTTACGTCGGCGACGGTGTGCTTAATTATTACATACCAAATGTTCTTGAGTCTAATGATAAAACTAAATTCTGTATCTCTCAAGCTTTTGAGAAAACAGAAATTGGAGATATTCAAGCCTCTTGTAGTATCTGGGATTATTCTGCATCTATTAATGACAAATGGAGCGGAACTATGGTTCCGTATTCAAGTACTTATATCCATGGTAGTCCAGATCCTAGTACTAGATACACTAATAGATATTCCTTTGTTTATGTAAATGGAAGCACAGATTGGGTTCCTTCGAACTATTCAGCTACCGGTGGAGTTGAAGATTTCGAAACTCTTCCTATGAGACAGCCTTACGTTAACTTTGTTGCTGGCGCGAGTGCTCACTATGCTACACCTTTCGGTACTTACGACTTAATTGGTAATAGTGTTGACGCTATGTCGCAACCTACTATCGACTGGTTAGGTAAAATGTTTGATTTTGATTCATATCTTTCAAACAAAAATAAATCCGATAGAAGCTACGGTAGAAAGAAAAGAACTTTCGGTAAAAGAAAGAGTAAATCAGATAAGATGGAAATCGAATCTGGAAAAGATAAGTAACCGCAATTAAAGTTTAGTATGATAAGGTTTAGCCGCACACTTCAGAATGCTTCAGATATGTATAACTTAAATACAACAGAGGTTTCTGAACTTTCCCGCATCCTTAGCAGGCTTATACAAGGTAGCTTGGACTCTCCAAATATTTCCAATCCTATTATTGAAAATCTTGGTGAAGCGAAAGTTCTAGATGGTTGGGATTTAGTTTTCAACAATAATAAGTCTGAAATCAACGATACTTTAAATTCTATCGAGGAGAATGAACGTAATAAATTTGGGAGCAGAAGTAGAGCAAAACCTTGGCGTGATATCAAGTCAGAGTTCTACGAATATTGGAGTGACAACAATCCCAAAAACAACTTAAAACAACTCGAAGTACTTACCCCTTCAAGACTAAGACCCTGGGAAATTAGAAAGGTAGTTGATATCATTAAGAACGACACCAATTCCGGTCTTCCATATCTTACTAGAAAGGGTAAAGTAAAAGATAAATTCTTAGATAAAGCGTTCTTAGAGAGTGAGTGGCTCAAAGAGTATGCTGCTGTCCCTTTTGTTAGGACACAAGAAATGCTAAAAACTCGTATCGTCTGGGGTATAGCTTTAGCTAA